AAATTGGAAGAGAAGAAATTCCTTTGAAGGAAGTCATGGCCAGCATTCAGGACTTTATTAGCGGTGATAAGTTCGATCTTTCAAAAGAAAATGAAAGAAAAACTTTTGCACTATTCCTGATGGTTAAAGGAATTGAAATAGGCATCAATAAAACACTGGCGCGATTAAAAAACGAATGTGATGCCGCAGATATCGAGTTCAAAACTTTACAGCAATATTCAGATCTCATCCAAAAAATAAATCTAACACTAATACCGGCGAAGGGAGAGGCTTAAAAATGTCAAATAAACAAAAAACGACAGATGCGCAATTCAAAGCAACGGACGAGATTTACAACATAGCCCGGCAGGAAGCGGATTTGGAAATCGCAAACCTCAAGCAGGAAATTCAGGCCGGAAGAGATGATGGCTTTGCCATCGGCTCCATTAAAACAAATAAGGTGCATCGTGATTTCGCTAATTTTCTCGATGCGCTTATGTTGTATCGCACGCATAAGGATAAATCATATAAAAAGTATGGCCTGACCTGGGATAAATTTTGCGAAGCGGTTGGTTATGATCGCCGACAGGCAGACAGAATTATTTCAGAAGTAACACCAATATTTGAGGCGTTTTCGGACAATTTGCCCGTTTTATATGGGGTCACTTTTAATGATATTAGGTGGTTAGGCAATAACAAATCGGACAAATTGTCCGGTTTTTCCGAAGATGGAAAATCACTAATAATCGGCGATGAACAAATACCGGCCACACCGGAAGACATTACCTCCTATATCACACATCAAAAAGAAGTTTATCAGACGGAACTCAAAGAAAAAGACGCGACGATTACAGCCCAAAAAAAGGTGTTGGCGGACAATGAAAAATTCAAAATTGCCAAAGAACGTGAAATTGCAAAACTCGAAGGCAAGGCCAAAGCAAAGGGTCTTCTCCCGGAGGAAGAAGGCTTCCTCACAAAGGTAGAAGGTCTGCGGCTTGGCTTTGACGGCTATCTGCTTAAACTCGATCCTGAACGGATGGAGGAACTTTCCAAGCATAACGATCCGGCCCCCACACCCCGCATGCGCGCGGCCTATCTTTCCGCGCTCGATTACATGAAAAAACAAATCCTCATTGCCTTTGAAGTGGCAACGGAGTTGCACGGCAACGCCATCATGTGCCCGGAAGCGGCGTGGAAGCCCGGCATGGGCACGGAGATCATACCGGCTAAAGAGACATCGGGGAAAACCCCACGGCGCTAACGCGCCTGGGATAGTTCGCTTTGGGCTTCCTCACGGAAGCCACAGGCTCATTAAAATCCAAATAACGGAGTGTGGCAATGTGGCAAGAAACTTTTGCATCTGAATTAAAATCATCCCAGCCATTCGAGAGAAAAATCGTCCTTGGCAAATATAAGGACAGTACCGGACTGTCTAATCAGCAGCTTTACCGGGTTGCCGCCGAGTACGGTTTTTCATCCGGGAGAAAAAAACGCGCCGACAAGGGCGTCCTGAAAACCGGACTCACCGATGATCAGGTTGAACTCATTGCCGCCCTGCTTTACGAGACAGGCCGTGAAAACAAAGGGCCGATCATGCCGGTCGAACGGGCGATTCAAATTGCGGAGATGAACGGCTACATGGAACCAGGGCAGGTTACGCCGTCGACAATGAACCGTATCCTTCGGGAACGACAGATGTCGAAAATACACATGAAAGCCGACTCTCCGCATACGCCCATGCAATCCCTCCATCCCAATCACACCCATGTTTTCGACAGTTCCGTCTGTATCCAGTATTACCTGAAAAACGGCAAACTCGGCATCATGGACGAAAGGGATTTCTATAAAAACAAACCTGAGAATTTTGCAAAAGTAAAAACGCGCCTTTTGCGTTACGTGCTGGTTGATCATTTCAGCGGCGCATTTGTTTTTAAATATTACAATACGACTGGTGAAACGAGCGATAATCTTTGGGATTTTTTAAAGTGGGCATGGGCCGGGAACCATCACGAGAAAGTACCTTTTCGCGGCGTCCCGTTTATCTTGCTTATGGATACCGGCGCGGCCAACAAATCACACGCCATTGTGGAATTTCTGCAACGTCTGGGCGTCACTATACCGAAAGGCCTGCCCTATAATCCGCGCCGACAGGGCGCATGCGAGACAACGCATACCATTATAGAAGAATGGTTTGAATCCGGGATGCGCATTCAGCCGGGCACATCGGTAGAACAAATCAACATCTGGTCATTGGACATGATGGCCTGGCATCAGGCATTCAAGGTACACACGCGCCACGGTATGCCGCGCACACAGAGCTGGCTGTCGATCAAAGAAAATCAGTTCCGCGAATTGCCCGATGAAGAAACATTGCAGGATATCTATCAGAACAAACAGGAGCCTCGCACAGTCAGCGGCTCTTATACCATCGACTATAAAGGAATGGAATATAACATCCGTCACGTTCCGGGAATCTATAAAAACGCAAAAGTCAACATCATCCAGAAAATTTATAAAAAGCCTCTCATCGATGTCGAATGGGAGGGTGTTCTTTACGAATCGTCGCCGATTGAAATGCTGTCTGCTTTGCAGGGAGGTTTCCGCGCCGATGCCGCAATTATCGGACAGACGTACAAAGCACAGCCGGAAACACTGACACAGCAAGCCGTCAAGCGTTTTGACAATATGGCGTACGGCGAAGAGAAAAAGAAAGGCGCCATTCCCTTTGAGGGGATGCATATCTTTGGCGGCCTGGCCGATCAAATCAATGTTGATTTTATCACGAAAAAGGGAACGCCGATTGAGGTTAACCGTGGCGTCATGGAGACGCACATATCTCTTATGGAATTATTAAAACGTTTAAGCGCGGAGATCGGCGTCATTACTCCGAAGATGAACAGTGATCTCCGGGCAAAATATGAAAACGGCATTGAAATAAAAGAAGCGGAGGAGGTGATCAGACAAATACAAGAAGGGACATGGAGCACGGAAGTAATTAGAGCGATGGAATCAACAGGATAAAAAACAGGAGGTGTGTGTGGGAAGGCCAAAGGTAAACGAAAAAACAGCCTATCAACTGGCATTTGAACCAATCATTTTAAAAGAACTGTGCGTGGACTGCGGGATCAGTCAATCGCGCCTGGGTAAGGTCACCGACCTATCCAGAGCGTCGATCAATCTCACGCTCAATCGTGGATACGCTCCCAAAGAGCGGCCCGATTTTCGCGATAAGATTGAAACGGAAATAATCAATGACCGGCGCGCGGTGCAGTGGCTGCATGAAAGACAGTTGAAGGTAGCGGATATTTGGAATCCGCTGGGTAAGGATCTGCGGCATGTTTCACCGGCTGCGGATAATTCCAAGATGTGGAAAACGAGAAGAACTCCGGCAATGGTGCCGGGCAACCCGGAACAACTAATCGTAAAGTGGGAGGTGGAGATGATATCACAGGAAGCGATGAAGTATTTTAAGATTTTCAGGAATCCTTTTATTGATGACATTCAGAAGGACTCGGACATTTTTATGAGTGAAGAACACCGCTACATTGAAGCGGCAATGCTCGACGCTGCAAGGCACGGCGGTTTCTTAGCCGTCATCGGTGAAGTCGGCAGCGGCAAATCTGTTATGCGCCGCAAGGTAGTTGAACAACTCAAGAAGGATGGCGATGTCATCGTTATTTATCCGCAGATGATTGACAAGACCCGCGTGAATGCGGCCAGCATCTGCGATGCCATCATCATGGATCTGTCGGAGGCCAAGCCCTCCATGAAGCTGGAGGCCAAGACCAGACAGGTGCACAAACTGCTGCTGGAGCGCGCAAAACAAGGCTTCCGCGCAGTTCTTATTATTGAAGAAGCGCATGACCTGCATACCAACACGCTGAAGTACCTCAAGCGTTTTTATGAACTGGAAGATGGTTATCGCAAGCTGCTGGGCATCATCCTTGTTGGCCAGGTCGAACTGAAAAACCTTTTTAATGAAACCACGCACATTGAGATGCGCGAAGTGATCCGCAGAATCCAGACGGCGGAGATCAAGGGCCTCAACGGCAATACCAAAGATTATCTGACCATGAAGTTCAAACGGATCAACGCCAAGATAGATGATATTTTTGAAGACAGCGCCTTCGCCGCGCTGGGCCGCCGCCTGACAACCCTCGACCGGCGCAGTCAAACCATCAGCCATGCCTATCCTCTCATCGTGAACAACTACGCGGCGCGGTGCATGAACCTGGCCTATGAGATGGGCGAAAAGAAAGTAACTGAAGCCGTCGTCATGGCGGTTTAATGAGGCACAAAAACTCCCCCTTTTTTAAAGGGGGATGGAGGGGGATTTAAAAGGAGGTTACATGGGTGCATTACCGCGAATAAAAGAAAAAAAACAGTTCCGATACCGCAAGGGATCAACCAACGAAAGCAATAATTGTCGATACTGTAAGCACCGTCGCAGTTTCCCAATAGCGGGTGGCGAGGTCGAACTGCGCTGCGTAATTATGGGCATCCGGGCATCCACACGTTATCGCGTCCGTCCCGATTTTACATGCGATACCCAGCTTTACAATCGCCCGGCAGAAGGAGCAACATCATGATTAAAAAATTTGTGACCTACATAGGACAGATACCCTGGGAGGTAGAGATGGAGAGGCAAGAGCGGATATTAAACCGCGGGTGCTGGGCAATCATCATTCTTGCGGCAATCTACTTCGGCCCGATATGCGTGCAAATATTTTTGAAGTGAAGTGTCATTGCGAGGAGCGCCTTGCGCGCCGTGGCAATCTAACAAGGAGGTGAAGAGCAATGGATAACCAGACAAAGCTAGAGTTTGATACAGTCGAAACCCGCAGTCGAATACTTGCGGAACTCTCCTCGCACACCGGGAAAGCAAACGCCATCGGCATGGCGGAGTTGTATCAGGCCGTTTTTGATCGCCCCTGGTCAAACAGAATCAATGATACGCGAGGGCTGCGGCACCTCATCACTGCGCTACGTGATGAAGGTGTGCCCATCTGTTCGACATCTTCCAGCGACAGCGGTGGTTATTATCTGGCGGCAGAGGGAGACGAGCTGCTCGATTTTCTGCGTAAAGATAAATTCCGCGCTCTCCGCATTCACCGGCGCGACGCAAAAATTCTCAAGATCAGCCTGCCTGATTATTTAGGGCAACTCAAACTCGAGTTGGAGAGCGGCAATGAAGCAGCATGAAAGCGTGAAGAGTGAAGCGTGAAGCGAAAAAACCAGACTATCATTCCGGCGCAGGCCGGAATCCAGGAAAATTAAGAGAGGATTAAAAACATGAATTTAGGTGAGATCGAAAAAATAACAAAAGGTTTCTCGGACTCGCGCCAGCAATTAGCGGATCGCGTCCGGGCATTGGAAGACGAGATACAAACCATTAAACGTCGTAGATTACCGGGCATTAAAAGCGCAGTAAATTCCGTTATGGCAGAGCAGGCGCAGTTGAAGGCAGCGGTAGAAGAAAGCCGTGAACTATTTGTTAAGCCACGGACGATAATTATGCACGGCATTAAAATCGGCTTCCAGAAAGCAAAAGGGAAAATCTCCTGGTCTGATGATAGCCAGGTCATCAAACTAATCAAAAAGCATTTGCCTGAACAGGCAGAGGTATTGATCAAGACAACAGAGAAGCCCATCAAAGATGCCCTAATGAATGTGCCCGCAGCGGATTTGAAAAAGATCGGCGTCACAGTTGATGAAGACGGCGATCAGGTTGTGATCAAATCCACGGACAGCGAAATCGATAAATTTGTCGATACCCTGCTGAAGGAAGAAGGCCTGGATACATCGGATAAGGCCGCATAGGCGTGAAGCATAAAAGCGGGACTCGTGAAGCGTGAAGTGTGAAGCGAAGAATACGAACCCCACTTCACGAATAACGAGATACGAGATTAAGGAGAGGAGCCAATGACAAATGAAAACGAAAAACCGAAAGAAGAAACAGGGAAGAAAAACTACTGTGATACGGCAGGCAACTGCACCTGTGAAAATTATCCCGACGAACTTGATTGCAGTTTCTGCAAGCGCGGTGTTCTCTCCGGTATCTGCTGTTACCGCGTATATTTTGCAGATCGGTGCTTGTCTCCGTTCGCTCTGGTCGTGGCTAGGGAGGTTGCTCCTAAAGTTAATAATCAACCTGTTTGGAAGGAAGCCGAAGCCAATGGCTAGTTTTTACTGGTGCACTAAACGGAGTATTGCCTGGCTACGGCGCTACAGTCTGAACATTGCGCTGATTATCACGGTGATTTTTTTAGTGGTGTTTTTGTCGTTTATCACCTGGCTGCACCTGACATCACCGGAGAGCATGGCCATTAAAAAATCACAGGACGCTTATTTTGAAAAACTCAATAAAGAGCAATTGGATGATGCTTTTGAGCGCGCCTGGAAGCGCCTGCATCCCAAGCACGGTTATCCCGCAGCGGTGATCTATGAACCGGGCGAAAAACCTTACTACGTCAACAATAAAGGCCAGCGCTGCTGGTTTATATAGAATCTCCCCCTTTACTAAAGGGGGATTGAGGGGGATTTTAAAAATGCTTGAGCAAAGAAACACCGGCACACGGGAATGGGCAGAGTTCAGCAAGAATCTCTTTATCGGCTGCAAGCATGATTGCCGCTATTGCTACGCGCGGGAGCGTGCTTTACGTCTGGGCCTGATTGCCTCACCTGCTGAGTGGCCGGTGATGAGACGCAATAAGTCAGTAACAATGGCGGTAAAATACGATGGCCGGATCATGTTTCCTACCACACATGACATCTTTCCGGAGCACCTTGAAGTCACTATCTCAGCCCTGAAACAATGGCTTGCCGCCGGTAATAATGTTCTTATAGTTACCAAGCCGCACCTCGATGTCATTCAGGAACTTTGCGCGGTATTGACGGATTATAAAAAGCAGATTGTTTTTCGCTTCACCATCGGGTCTATGGTTAATAAAACGCTCTCCTTTTGGGAACCGGGCGCGCCCACTTTTGAAGAGCGGCATGCGGCGCTTTCCTTTGCTTTCCATGCCGGATATCAAACATCGGTTTCCTGCGAGCCTTATCTCGGTTTAAGCATTATGGATCTTGTCTTTTGCCTCTCTCCGCTGATTACCGACACGATCTGGATCGGTACGATGAATGATATCAAGCGCAGAGTTAATACATCCGGCTGGACGCTGGAGGAAATAAAATTTCTGGACATGATTTATCGCGTGTCGATGCCCGATTACATCTGGCAGATCCACAGAACATTTTTAAAGAATCCAAAAGTCCGCTGGAAAGACAGTATCAAAAAAGTTTTAGGATTACCTGAAGAGGAGATCGGATGAAAGAGAAACCGATATTATTTTCAGCACCGATGGTGCAAACGATTCTTGACGGACGAAAGACCATGACACGGCGAGTGTTAAAGTCACAGCCCAAAGCGATCCATGTGGGCAAAAAAAATGAAAAACATTACGTTACCGTTGTTGATCTAAAAAATGGTGGAGCTGCTGATCCGGGAAGTCCAGCTCACATGGAAGAATGCCCTTACGGTATTCCCGGCGATCATCTTTGGGTAAGGGAATCATGGACGGAAGGCTGGAGAAATGGGAGTGATTATATTCTTTTCTATAAAGCAACACATGAAAAAGAAGTTGCTGCGGGAATTAAATGGAAGCCCTCAATCTTCATGCCGCGATGGGCTTCGCGGATTACTTTGGAAATTTCCAATGTCAGAGTTGAGAGGTTGCAGGAAATAAGCGGCAAGGATGCTGTTAAGGAAGGGTGCGCGCAGAATATTTGTGAGGCAGAATTATTGCATTTTGGCGGATATAAAAAAGCACAACAAGAATTTGAAGCGCTTTGGAATTCCATCAACCGTAAAAAGTATCCCTGGGCATCTAATCCGTGGGTGTGGGTAATTGAATTTAAAAGGTTTGAACAATCCCATTCGCTGCGCTCAGGGATAATTCGCTCTAATGTTTTCCGCGATGCGGAAAACAAAGGCTCATTATGAACTTCAACTGCCCTTACTGCACAAAGGAACTTAATTTTATGCAAATTCAGATGGACAAAGATTTACGATATATATTCGAGGTACTGCCGAGTTTCGGCACACGCTATTCCAATTTAGTCATGGCTTATTGCCAACTCTTCGGCGTGACGCCGTTTCACATCAAAGCCAAAAAGCTGCGGCTGATTATGGAAGAAATGAAAAAGCTTTTCGACGCTCAGACATTCAGCTATCAGAAAAAGAAATATGAGATCAGTCATGCCGGTATTGCGGAAGCGCTGGATATCTGCATCAAGAAAAACTTTGAACAGCATCTGGAAAACCACAACTATCTTAAGAAGGTCATGGTGACTATCGCCGAGCGTGAAGGCAAAGCCGATTCCAAAGCCGCTGAAAAGGATCTGAGAAAGCGTGAAACGGGATTCGTGAATCGTGAAACGGGTCATCTCTCCGAGACGGAAGTCAAAGCCAATCTGGAGCGCGTCGGCAATATCATCAAAAGCATAGGGGGGAAATAATGTCATTACAAAAAAAGATTGATGCTACTCAAACAAAGCTCATTCACATTGCCCAGGCGCAGCTATGTCTCTCGGATGATAATTACCGGAGCATTATCGCGGCGCAAACAAAGGGCGAAAAACATTCAAGCAAGGATCTGACCTATTCGGAGGCAGACGCTGTTATTAATTATTTTGTTAAGACGCTGGGCTTTAAAATCAAATCTAATTATATTCGCACGGCAGGTGCAGCCAGACGCAAACGCTGGCAGTATGCGAACCAACACAAAGGACAAAAGCCCCCTCTCTCCCCCTTTACAAAAGGGGGAAGTCAAAACGAAAACTCCCCCCTTACTAAGGGGGGATCAAGGGGGATTTTACCGTCCAACGTCTTTGTACTCCCCTCCCGTGATCAACTGGACATGATTGAAGCGCTCGTGAAAAAAATCACCTGGCGTTTCGATGACGGGTATGATCGTTGGCGTCAAAAGTATATCAAGACAGATCGAATCAAAACGGCAGACCAGGCCTCTGATACCATCGAGGGCTTGAAGGGTTTGCTGGCGCATCAGGAAGGTAAAGAGGTATAAGGCTAGATGAGTTGGATGGACTTCATTAAAACAGATCAACTCCCGGAGGATTATCAACTCATCGTTGACGCCATCGGGCTTACGAATACGATTAAGCTGGCGCAGACCCTGCCGAGCGTCTATATCTATTTAAAGAGTCCCGATAAGTTGTTCAAACCGGCAAAGATAAAATATATTCTGGATCGTTACGCCCATGCCTGCCCGGAAGATCCTTTTAACCATCGCCGCCTGGCCATAGAAACGGGGTTATCTATCCGCGAGGTATACGAGATCATAGAAACCCGCAAGGAAGTGTCGAAACAAAGTGCATTATTCAAAGAGCCTTGACTTTTTTCGCCGCTGGAATTATAAAGATTTCGCCACAAGAAACCGTCCTTCCATAAAAGGGGCGGTTTTTTGTTTTTATGCACACCGCAAAAGACTTCTTTTCTAAAATCAATTAATCTCATCCCCACATGACACACCTTCCTCGCTCAGCCCGCGTAGGTTTGACCGTGCTCCTTAGTGCGCTCCCGGTCAAACCGGCGGGCCAGGGAAGAAGACAAACAAATAAATCTCCTGTGATAGGCCTCGGATGGATCGGGCGGTAAGAAGTGGGAACCTCCCCGTCCGAAAAATCCGGGGCCACGATTAAAAGGAAACGAGGTTAATTATGAAACAAAAATTACTGAGCATCATAATCTTTTTACAGACGTCATGGAAACAAACCGTATGGCCGGGCATCAAAAGCTTTTTTCAGAAACTATGGGCGCAAATAGTCCAGTTTATCAAATCCCTCTTTAATAAATCAGAAGCATCAACGCCATCAACAGATCCCAAAACTAAATTTTTGCAGGCCTTCGAGCAGGAGACAAAAAAATATCTGCTGCGTTTCGGCATCGTCATTGCCATCGCCGTTCCCGCCGTTTATTTTTCCCAGGGTGAAAATGCCCTGCGGATTATAATTTACAAAGCAGCCCTGGCTTTCTTCGGCGTGGGCTGTGCCGAGCTGATGTGGAGTTGTTTTTTTAAACCTTACTACGGGCGTTCAGAGGAATTATCGCATGAAGAAATGCGCAGCATTATGGTTTTTCGCGGCATTCTTTACGCTGCTGTCATTCTCGCTTTTACCCTCGGTCTATAATGAGGCCAGGGCAAGCGATTCGCAGCAAGTAACAGGCAGCATCAATCGTTGTCTGAAATATTGGCCGCAAGTTGTCCGGGAAGCCCGTCTGCATGTCGGGATGGAAGCTCCGGCACATGATTTTATGGGGCAGATTGAAACCGAAAGCAACTGTATTGCCAACGTTACCGGCATCACCGGCGATATCGGCCTGGGCCAGTTTACACCGGCCACGGCCCGCTGGCTGCAAACCAAAGAAAAAGTCCTGCGGGAAATCTCTGCCACAGCGCAGCCGCAGAATCCGCGCTGGGCGATCCGGGCACTGCTCCTCTACGATAAGTATCTATATGAAAATGTGGATTGCCAGGATTGGCATTATGCCTTTCGGGCTTATAACGGCGGCATAGAAACAATCAACCGTGAAATCGCCAGAGCCGCAAGCTGTGATTATAAAGCCGTGGAGGCCTGCTGCAAGAGGAAGATTATTCAGACGCGCAGCGGCAAGTTGAGTTTTTGCAAAGTTAATATCAACTATCCCTACAAGATTCGTGCGGCAGGGGCGAAATATCAGGCGGTGTCGGTGCAGTAGAGTGACAAGTGACGAGTGACGAGAGAAGAGTAAAAATATGAAAACAAAAATTATCATCGGTATCGTAATTGGTCTGGCGCTCCTGGCAGTCGTAGCCGCGCTCAAAGGCTGGTATTCAGAATTGCCGAAATTGACAACACAGTGGACAACAGCGCCGGAAATAAAAGCGGCAGCCGGAATACCGAAAGCCGAAGTAACGGTCAAAAAAATAGTGACCATCGATAAAAAAGCTATATCGAAAAAGTTAAAACTTCCGGAGGCCATAGCCAAAGACGACAATAAGCAAATCCCCGCTACAGCAGAGATCCCACCCTACGAAGGGAAAACGGACGTAGCGGCCATACTGACTATAGTTGACGGCGAAGGCAAGATAGAGATCCTCGCCAAGCAGCAACCGCTTTCTCTTTTTGGTTTGGAAAACAGAGGGGCTCTGGGAGTTCGCTGGGGATATAGTTCGAAGGCAGCGGATAAAACAGAGTTTGATGGTTATGCCAGTTGGAATTTTTTGAGAATCGGTGCCACGCACACGGGCTTCTATGGAGAGGTCACATCCACCGGCGACGTTAAGGCAATGGTTGGGCTGGAATTCCGTTGGGGTGCGGGGTCTCATTAGTTATGGATGAACTTGATCGTGTCCAGGCAGCATCGGAAGTTTATCAGGAGGCGGCTCTACAGTTTCATCGGTACAAAAGAGCGCGGGAGCCGGTGCCGGAAGGAAACGCAGAAGAAAAACGCAGGTGCATCGATTGTGAAGAGATCATACCGAGGGCACGGATAGAGGCAAAACCAAATGCCGTGCGCTGCATAGTTTGTCAAAGCCTATTTGAGAGAGAGGTATAAATGGAGTCGATTACCTTAGGCACCGTTCTAAAGATACTTGGCGATTTCGGCACAATCGGCCTGGTGATTTTTCTTTGGTGGTCGGATAACCGTCGCATCATGACTGTTTTAAATCAATACAAGATTGACATGGGCGAACAGCGCAAGATGTATGAGGCCAATGTTTCTCTTTGCCGGGACTTCGCCAGCATTGCCAATGATCTGCGGGACATCGTCACCTTAAATATCCAGACAATGACAGAAGTAAAAGACGCCGTAAATCAAAATCAATTTTGCCCGCTGGTGCGTGTCGACCAGCAGAAGATATCCCGCCTGACTAAAAAATTATACAAAGATATCTCTGGAGATGAAAAATGAGCGTACAAAATGCAATGCGGCAAGTGAGGCTGACCAACCTGGAACACAGCGCCCGGCGTCTGCGGATGGAAATAGAGAGCCTGTGCAAAACCATTTGCATTAATCTGGATTGCAGCATGCAGCGTCCCGAAGCATTACCCGTAAGCGAAGTGGATAGCCAGTGGGACGAATTGAAAACCAAGTGGGCGGATCTGACCGTTGCCCTCGCGGAAATTGCGCGGCTGAGAGCGGAGCTGGAATAAAGCATTAACCTCCCCCTTTGTAAAGGGGGATTGAGGGGGATTTCTAACGGGATGGCTGAAAAGGGAGCGCGAGCACAACTGGAGCCGGTAGCCCGGCAAATGTTTATTGACGGCAAGTCGCTTACCGCGATTGAAGCCGTCCTGGGCGTCTCGCGGCAGACCCTCACCACATGGAAGGGCCAGACGAAAAAACCGGGAGAGGAATTTGACGAATGGGATAAAGCCAGAACGCGCAAGGCAAACTTCGGCATCAGGATGGAAGCGCTCCTGGAGCGCGAGCTGACCTTTGCGGAAGATAGACAACCGGGCGCGCTTGCAGGAACATCTCTGGATAACCTCACCAAGCTCGGTTCCCTGGTTGTAAAATTCCGGCTGGAGGAAGCGCGTAAAAAGATAATAGGAGAGGCCGCTGATCGTGCCGAGGAAACGGCGAAGCAGGAAGGCGTAACAGAGGAGACACTTAAAAAAATTCGTCGCGATGTTTTGAAGATGGCGCAATGAGGAGCAGACAATGAAGCACATTAGAAATATCGGAGAAACGGCATGTGCGGCGACGGCGACAACGGGAGCAGATATTACCCGGAAGAGGATTTCTGGCGGGGGTTCATTTAAAAAGTTTATTTTTAGCTTACTGGGTTTGTTCAGGAGGTTGGCAATGAAGTTTGGGAAATTAGGAATTGCTTTGTTAGGACTCTTTGCTTTTACCAAAGCAATAACAAAAATTAAAGGCCCTGATAAAATATTTAATAAAATATTTACTCCCGGCCTGGTTAAAGGCAACGCGCCCGCACCCGGTCGCAAAGGTAAGTTTAAGGCTAACCAACGCAAAGAGCGCAAGGCCGGTGAGAAGAAAAGAACCATCGAAGCGCACAAACAAGCCCGGAAGAAAAAGAGTTAGAGAGTTACGATGCCAAGAAAAGGAAACGCCAAAATAATTCCGGTTAATCCGGAAAGCCTCTTCCTGAAATTTCAGGAGAAATGGATTGTTGATCGCAATCGGCTGAAGCTTATGGAAAAGGCGCGGCAGATTGGCATCTCCTGGAGCACGTCGTATGGTTGCACCGAACGCACGGCGGCTGCGGGCGCAAAGAACGATCAATGGGTTTCCAGCCGCGATGATTTACAGGCGCGCCTCTTTATCGAAGACTGCAAGATGTGGGCGCAACTGCTGAAGATGGCCGCAGAGGATCTCGGCGAACGTGTCATTGATGAGAAAAACAAGATCTCCGCTTATGTTCTCAACTTCGCCTCAGGCAAGCGCATTCATTCCATGAGTTCTAACCCGGATGCTCAGGCAGGAAAACGCGGCGCGCGCGTCCTGGATGAATTCGCCCTGCATCCCGATCCCCGCAAGTTATGGTCTATCGCTTATCCCGGTATTACCTGGGGCGGCACGCTGGAAGTTATCTCGACACATCGCGGCAGCGCCAATTATTTCAATCAACTAATCCGTGAGGTGCGTGAGCATAACAATCCTAAAAAAATCAGCATGCACCGCGTCACGCTGCAAGACGCCCTTGACCAGGGATTTTTATATAAGTTACAGCAGACTCTTCCGGCTGATGATGAAATTCAGGCGATGGATGAAGCGCAATATTTTGATTACGTCAAATCCGGTTGCGCCGATGAAGAGTCATTCCAACAGGAATATATGTGTCAACCGGCGGATGATGCCTCTGCCTTCCTGGAATATGATCTGATCGCCGGTTGTGAATACGGAACGAACGAATATCATGAGATGGAGTATGAGCAGCAAACACCAGGCCGCCTCTTTGCCGGTCTCGATGTTGGCCGCAAGAAGGATTTGACTGTTCTGTGGATTCTGGAGCTCCTGGGCGATACTCTTTACACCCGCAAAATAATCACCCTGAAAAATATGAGCAAACCGGATCAGGAAAAGGTTCTCTTTCCCTGGTATCCGCTCATTGAACGGACATGCTTTGACTATACCGGCCTGGGCATTGGCTGGGGCGATGACGCGCAGAGAAAATTCGGCGAGCATAAAATCGAGTTGGTTACCTTTACACCGAAGGTGAAGGAAGCGCTGGCTTATCCCGTGCGCGGCAAGATGGAAGATAAAAAACTGCGCATTCCATATGACCCGCAGGTTCGCGCAGATCTGCGCGCTGTCACCAAAGAAACAACAGTTGCCGGAAATATCCGCTTTACTGCGGAACGTTCAGAGCAGGGCCATGCCGACCGCTTTTGGGCATTGGCTCTGGCAATCCATGCCGCATCCACTCAGTCTGGCCCGATTGAATTTCAATCCACTGGTGTTCGTCGCATCGGGAGCGGTTCCAGTATGGCCAATTATATGGGGAGCCGATAACGTGAAGAGTAAAGAGCTAAGTTTTAAGATTTAAGGGTTAAGAAAAAAATAATTGTCATTCCGGCGCAGGCCGGAATCCAGGAATGGGAAATATGCAGAAAACTAAAGCGTCATTTTTGCCCCACAATCGTTTTACAGGCCGAAATGACTCCAATGGGCAGGGAGTTTCATTGACATTGTTTATAAACATGTCGTGGCGCGAGACAGGGGCGGAATAATCATACGGACAGACCCTAAATACGCACAGGGATGAAAAATATGGCAGCAGAAACAAAAAAACCTGAAGTTACCACCGACGAAATCGCTACCATTGAAAAAGATTTCGATATTTATCTGGGGTGGATCAAAAGGCTGGAAAATCCTGATCCGGTATTGCGCACCGAGGCCGCCGGGCGCGGAATAAAACTTTATGATGAAGTTGATCGCGACGCCCACGCGTCCAGCGTTCTACAACAACGATATCTGGCGCTTGTCGGTAAGGAATGGGAGATCATTCCCGGCAAATCAGCAAACTCAAAACAAGGGCCCACTTCCACCGATCAAGACCAACTTGTTGCCGATTACGTTTCTTCCGTTCTGGAAAATTGCAACTTCGATCAGGCGCGTCAGGAACTCCTCAAGGCGATCCTCTACGGCTTTTATAATCTCGAAACTATCTGGAAGGTGGAAAACGGCAATCTGGTCATCAGTAAATTCATCGGCAAACATCCCCGGCGTTTTGTCTTCACTCCGGAGCGCGAGTTGCACCTGCTTACCCTGCAAGACATGATTGTCGGCGAAGCCCTGCCGCCGCGCAAATTTATCACGTTCACCTATGGCGATTCCGACAATCCTTATGGTCGCGGCTTAGGCCAGCGCATCTGGTGGCCGGTGTGGTTCAAGAAAAATGGCATTAAATTCTGGATGATCTTCCTGGAGAAGTTCGGCATGCCGACCGTGAAGGGCAAATACCCTTCCGGCACGGACAAAGCCATGCAAGACCGTCTCATGGAGGCGATTGAAGCCATCCAGACCGACACCGGCATTAAGATACCCGACACGATGGACATTGAATTTTTAGAGGCCGCTCGTGCCGGTACCGTCTCCTATGAACAGCTTTGCGGGTATATGGATAAACAGATATCCAAAGCGGTGCTGGGACAAACGGCATCCAGCGAAGGCACTCCCGGTAAACTCGGCAATGAGAAATCGCAGGAGGATGTCCGGCAGGAGATTCTCGAGGCCGACGCGGATCTGCTGGACGGCTGCCTCAATGATAACCTGATCAAATGGATTGTGGATTTGAATTTTCCGGGCGTTATCGCTTATCCCAAAGTCAAGACCTATGCCCACGCCAAGCCCGATCTTACCGCCCAGAGCGTCATCGATAAAACGCTCATTGTGGATATCGGCCTGCCGGTTACCAAAAGCTATTTGTATGAAACCTACGGCATCCCCGTTCCGCAGGAAGGCGATGATCTGGTGACAATAACCTTGAAAACACCACAAGCGCCGTTGTCTGACGCGAAGTTTGCCGACGCCACTGTGGAAATGGATGTTGCCGATTATCTGGTGAATCAACTGGCCGATCTGTCGATGGCCGACACCGATAAACTCATGGCCCCGCTAAAAAAACTGACTAACAGCGCGAAGAGTCTGACCGCTCTGCGCGACGGCCTTGTGGGTATATTTAAAGAGATGAACCCGGCTGATCTGGGCAATACCATTGCCCGCGCATTGATGATTGCTGAAATGTCCGGCCGGTATGAAGTGGCCGATGAAACCGGCACATTGACGCCGGTGGGCCTTACGGAAAAAAAAAGTCCTGAATTCGCCTCGGAACCAGCGGGGGGGATTTTGCCATCATTGATGGCCGTCTTTAAACTGCCGTTTAAAGAGCAGGAATCGTTCTTTAAAAAGAAGTTGAATGTTCCCACGTTGAGGTGGACGGATCTCTGGAAAGAGCAGCACACTAAAGCCTTTTCGGTAGCGGGCGCTTACAAAGACGATCTGCTGACTGATTTTCGAGGCGCGGTGGATAAGGCCATTACCGAAGGCACAACGCTGGCCGAGTTCCGCAAGGACTTTGACGGCATCGTTGCTCGAAACGGCTGGAGTTATAACGGCTCCCGCAACTGGCGCAGCGAGGTTATTTACTCCACCAACATCCGGACGGCGCATGCCGCCGGGCGATGGGAGCAGTTGAATGATCCGGCGGTGCAAAAAGCTTTTCCGTATCTGGAATACCGGCACGGCAACAGCATCCATCCCCGCCCGGAACATTTAGCCTGGAACGGGATCACACTTCCACGGGACGATCCCTGGTGGAATACGCATTATCCGCCCAACGGCTGGGGTTGCAAATGCACGGTGCTGGCATCAACCAGGCGCGATCAGCAAAAGGCGGCGGCAAACGGTATGGCGACAGCGCCACCCTCGCCGATCAACCCGCAAACGGGCGAACCGGTAGGCATCGATAAAGGCTGGGGTTACAACGTAGGCACAGCAGCATAAAAGTAAATGTATTTCCTCCCCCTTTAAAAAAGGGGGATTGAGGGGGATTTTAAGAAACGAATGGAAATAACCATCGAAATTAAAGACGCCGGAGTAAACGACATGCTCAACCGGATTGCCCGCAAGGGTGAGAATATAACCGGCGCGTTAAATATTATCGGTGAAAGAATCCTGCGGCATACCGGCGAGAGGTTTACCGCCCAGCGTGATGCCGATGGCCGTCCCTGGAAGCCCTTACGCCCGGCCACGCTGCGGCACAAGAAAAACCCGATGATCCTCACAGAGAGTCATCACCTGCGCGATTCTATCCGCCATCAGGTCAGCGATAATACCCTGCGGGTAGGCACCAATAAAGTTTACGGGGCCATCCATCAACTCGGCGGGAAAGCTGGTCGTGGACGTAAAGTCAATATCCCGGCCCGGCCTTTTTTGGGCATAGGCAAAGAGGATTCAAAAGATATCGTGCAGGTATTAACAGACTGGTTGGAGGTTAAATAAATGATTAAGTTTAAAGGTCTTGATGATTGGATTCCCATTTTTCAGGGTGGCAAACAAATAGACAGCACAGGTAAAGAGCACGACGGTAATGCGCTTATCGATAAGGCCGTCGCTAGTTTTAACGCTGCCACTCATGAGCCGCCCGCCTGCATCGGCCACCCGAAGGACGATGCTCCCGCCTATGGGTGGGTGGAAGGTTTAAAAAAGCAAGGAAATCTGCTCCTGGCTAAATTCAAACAGATCCAGCCGGAGTTTGAGGAGATGCTTAAAAAAGGCCTCTTTAAAAAACGGAGTTCCGCCTTTTATCCGGATGGCACACTGCGGCATGTCGCTTTTCTGGGAGCAATACCACCGGCTGTTAAAGGCTTGCCCGATGTAGCTTTTGACGAAGGTGAAGTCACAACCTTTGAGTTTTCCGATTACCAGAGCATCTGGGCGTGGGAATCCATTGCCCGGATGTTTGGCCGGATGAGGGATTACCTCATTGAAAAGGACGGCGTGGAAAAGGCGGATCAGGTTATCAGCTCTTACAATATCGAGGAGATCACCGCCGCAGCGGCGCAGGAAAGACAGGAAGTTACAGACGAAAATAATGAAACATCAATAACGCAATACAAGGAAAAGGAGGAAAGCAATATGGCATTAAAAGAGAAACTCGCCGCAATCTTCGGCGAAGTCGTAGCGAAAATACCCGATGAAAAAACGGTCGTAGCCGCAGCGGGTCAATTTTCGGAAGCCGATCTGGAAAAGGTAAGAACAGAGGCCGCAACCAAGGAACGCGAAAGAATCACCGCAGAGTTTGCCGAAAAGGGCAAACAGACTCGTTTGGCTGGCCGTAAGGCAGAAATAGCCGCTTTTTGCGAGGCGCTACTCAAAACCGGAAAGATAACACCCGCGACGGTTAAGTTTGGTCTGCCGGAAATACTTTTCTCGCTGGCCGAAAGTGATAATCAAATTGAATTTGGCGAAACCAAAGAAAAGGCCACACCTTTCGACCGCATGAAAGCGTTGCTGGAATCCGCAACGCCTCTGGTCACATTCGGCGAAGTCGCCAGGCGGGATAAAGACGCGGGTGAAACCGGCACGGCAGGCGCTAAAGTCGAGGCGCTCATCGGGGCCAAGATCAAAGACAAAAAAGAGTTATCCTACAGCGCGGCCTTTGCCGAGGTGCAGCAGGAAAACCCTGACCTGGCCAAAGAATATATAGCCGAAGTCCAGGGCAAATAGTGAGCCTTGCCCCAACTTATTGGGGCTTAGAGCGAACTATCCCAGGAGGCGAGGACGACGCGGGATAAGCGTCGCGCGTCATGCGTGAAGGGTGAAGCGCTAGATACGCTTCACGAGATACGAAACACGAACTTTTAAAAAGGAGTCAAACATGTCAACAGATAATCAAATTTTAGACCTGAGTTTTCCAGCGCTGGAGGATTTGTCGCTCGATAAATACAAATTCGTGGTGCTCACATCCACTGGTGTGCGGCGTCCGGATAATGAAACCGAAGGCCTGATCGGCATTCTGCAAAATGCGCCGGGCATCAACGAGGCCGCCGTAGTGCGCATCATCGGCGTCAGCAAGTTACAGATGAACGATGCCGTGGCCGTCAACGCTTTTGTCAAAGCGGAATATGTCGCCGCAGCTGATGCGGGAAAAGGTAAAACCGCAGCGGGGGCGCTGGCCTATGCCCGCGCATTGGTACTGGAAGCATCGGGCGCGGAAGATGATCTGGCCTCCGTGCTCTTAAACGGGCAGGTACCCGGTATCACCCAGACCGGCTGGTTTATCACCACAGTCACCATCGACGCCACCGTAGGCGTCCGAACCTATACGGCAGCAGAGCTGATCGGTGGTTTGATTTTGAGAGACACCAACGGCGCCAGCAGAGCCGATGTCAGCCCCTCGGCAGCGGCGATTGTCGCCGGATTTGCAGGCGGCATTGCCGGTTCCAGTTTCGAGTTCACCATTCGCAATACGGCGGACGCAGCGGAAGTTATTACCCTGACCGCTGGCGCGGGTGTGACCCTTTCCGGAACAATGACCATCGCGCAGAACAACTCCAAGCGTTTCCTCTGCCGTTTGGACAACGTCGGCAGCGGCACGGAAGCAGTGACGATTTACAGTATCGGGACATTTGTCCACTAGGATTTAAGTAATCAAGTTTTCCTCCCCCTTTTTTAAAGG